TGGCTGAAATAAGAGCGAAGTTAAAATCTCAAGAAGTGAATCGCTCCACTTCCAACACAGGCGGAGACAACGCCATCTACCCACACTGGAATATAGCAGAAGGTTCTGAAGCAGTGGTCAGGTTCTTGCCAGACAAGGACGAGACCAACACATTCTTCTGGACTGAAAGGAACATGATCAAGTTACCATTTGCTGGTATCAAAGGTCAGACTGACTCTAGACCAGTGACAGTGCAAGTACCGTGCATGGAAATGTATGGGAAGACTTGTCCAGTACTCACAGAGGTGAGACCGTGGTTCAAAGACAAGAGCATGGAAGACATGGGCAGAAAATACTGGAAGAAGAAAAGTTACATTTTCCAGGGTTTTGTCACAACGAATCCACTAGCAGAAGACTCAACACCTGAGAATCCAATCAGAAGATTCATCATTGGACCTCAGATCTTCAACATAATCAGAGGGGCACTTATGGATCCAGAGATGGAAGAAATGCCAACTGATTACTTGAAAGGTGTGGACTTCAGGATCACTAAAACAACTAAAGGTGGTTATGCTGACTACTCAACATCAAAATGGTCAAGAAGAGAAAGACCGTTGGACGAGGCAGAGAGAGCCGCGATCGACACACACGGGTTACACAACCTAGGTGACTTCAGACCAAAAGAACCAACAGAAGCAGAGGTTAAGATAATCGCAGAACTATTTGCGAAATCTGTGGAAGGTGAGGCTTATGATCTTGATCAGTATGGACAGTACTTCAGACCAGCGGGCGTGGCTTACCAGGGTAAACCACAGGTAGCAGTACCAACAGCATCGGCTCCAGCGGCAACATCAGTAGCAGAGGCGGCAACACCGGTGGCACCTGTGACTGAGAGTGCACCAGCACCACAACCTGAGGCGGCTCCGGCAACGGCGGCTCCGGCGGGCGACAGTGCCAAGAGAGCGGAAGACATCTTGAAGTTGATTAGATCAAGACAAGCAAAATAATCTGACATTTACCAAGGCCTTGATCTTGACACTCAGGGCCTTGTGTAGTAATATAATAACATGAAAAAGAAAATACAAAAGGCTGTTGAATGGATATTGTACAAACAAATACCTGCGTGGATGTTGATTGTGGCAATTATCCTTTGGATAGTTCTATAAGGAAAACAAAATGACAAAAGTATTTGACGCAACAAAATTTAGAAAGAGTATCACAAAATCAATACAAGGTCTAGGTATTGGATTTAGCGATCCCACAGATTGGATCTCAACAGGAAATTACGCATTGAACTATTTGATGACCAGTGATTTCAACAAAGGCATTCCACTGGGCAAGGTAACAGTACTTGCGGGCGAATCAGGAGCAGGTAAAAGTTACATAGCATCTGGAAACATTATCAAGAATGCACAAGAGCAAGGCATATTCGTTATACTGATTGACACAGAGAATGCACTAGACGAACAGTGGCTTCAGGCATTGAAAGTGGACACATCAGAAGACAAACTTTTAAAATTAAGCATGTCAATGGTTGACGATGTAGCAAAGACCATATCGGAGTTCATGAAAGGTTACAGAGAGCAACACGCAGACAACAAGGAAGGTGCACCAAAAGTACTATTCGTCATAGACAGTTTGGGTATGATGCTTACACCAACAGACGTTAACCAGTTTGAAGCAGGTGACATGAAAGGTGACCTAGGTAGAAAACCTAAGGCGTTGACGGCACTTGTTAGGAACTGTGTGAACATGTTTGGTAGTTGGAACGTGGGACTTATAGCGACCAACCACACATACGCATCACAGGATATGTTTGATCCAGATGACAAAATATCGGGTGGTCAAGGTTTCATCTACGCAAGTTCTATCGTTATAGCAATGAAGAAACTGAAACTGAAAGAAGACGAGAAAGGCAACAAGATCTCAGAAGTGAGAGGTATCAGGGCCGCTTGTAAGGTAATGAAGACCAGATATGCTAAACCATTTGAAGGTGTACAAGTCAAGATCCCTTATGACACAGGTATGGATCCTTACAGTGGACTTGTGGATCTATTCGAGAAAAAAGGTTTATTGGTTCAAACGGGAAATAGGTTGAAGTATGTTGACAAGGCAGGTAAAGAACACATAGACTTCAGGAAAGCGTGGACTGGTGATAAATTAGATATGATAATGGCAGAGTTCAAAGAAGAGGTTCCTACAGAAGTAGAAGAAGACACAAATGCCCCTATCGAAGTTGAAACAAAACCAAAAGCAAAGAGTAAAAAAGAAGAGTAATGATAGACTTTACACACGAGGACATCGAAAGGTTATGGAATTCCATAACACACTACGTTCCAGAGAGACAGAAACTGGACTGTGCCATAGACTTCATCAAGAGCCTAGAGGACATAGGAGTGGAGCACGACGAGATCAAGGCGTCTGCTGAATACGATCCCAAGTTAGAAGAAGCGATCAACACTGTGTTCGAGGAAGACGATGAGTCAGACGGATACGGCGAAGATGATTAATTGGTACAACGAAGTCAGCAGGAACCTAGCAAAGATACCAGACTGCGTGGCATACTTCGACAAGGAGTTGTTGGAGGCCAAGAAGCAGTGTAAAATATACGGTAACCTGGAAAGAGCCAGTGCGGCACTACCGGGTATAGTGGAAGAGAGGTTCAGTCAACTACAACAGTTAGAAGCGATATTAGAATACCTAAACATTGAATTGAGGAGACTGAGATCAAAGACTTTCAGGAAATACTTAGAAAATTACAACAGGGCACTCTCAAGCAGAGATGCAGAGAAGTATGTGGATGGCGAGGATGATGTAGTCGACATGGACAAGATCATAAACGACTTCGCACTAATCAGAAATCAATGGCTGGGCATAACCAAGGGACTTGACCAGAAGCAATGGCAGATCACAAACATTGTCAAACTGAGAGTCGCGGGAATGGAAGATGCCGACATCAAATAGGATCATACTCACAGACGTAGATGGTGTATTGTTAGAATGGGAACACCATTTTTCTAAATGGATGTCGCTGAGATCATATTTCGATGAAAAAGGAACGAGATATTATCCCTATAAACAATTACCGGATATGCTGGACGAATATGATATGGCGACCAGGTATGGAGTCAGCAAAGACACAATTAGACAAGAGATAAGGGAATTTAACAGGAGTGCTTGGATGGGTACACAGAGACCAATGTTGGAATCACAAACATGGGTCAAACTGTTGGCCGCAGAGGGATGGACGTTCATACCTATAACATCGCAGACATCAGACATACCTGGACAGCAATTACGTAAGAAGAGATTAGGAGAACTGTTTGGAGAACATATATTCACAAATTATCATATTCTAGGGACAGGAGCGGACAAAGATAGTGCTTTAGCGGAGTTTCATGATACCGGACTATATTGGGTCGAGGACAAGCCAAAGAACGCTGTACTGGGGCTCAAATACGGTTTAAAGCCTATATTAATAGACCATCCATACAATCAAGACCTAAATCATCCTGACATCATCCGTGTGAATAATTGGAAGGAAATACACAAAATAGTTTCAGGAAGAAAATAACAATCTATATATTGTTGGTAAAAATAAGTTCGATGTTTTGTTTTTTACCAATTCTGTTTGTCCAAACTTTATATCCACGACTTTGATATTTTTCCACTATCTCGTCTAGTCTATTAAAGTTGTCATCTGTGTCACCTATATCCATTTCGCATTCACACAGGATCACTTTTGCTGGCAAAGACAAATCCAGTATTTCGTTCAGCATCTCATACCAACGTCCTTCAATGTCTAGTTTTATCACGTCCACTTCGGCGCCGTGCTCATCAACGATCTCTTTGAGATTAGTTGTTTGGACTTCTATCAAATCCTCGTATTTCTCCGGTTCGTCTAACTGAAAACACTTGCCATCACCAGCAACATCATAAAACTTCATTGTCTGCCCTGCCACTGTGTCATAGGCTTTGCTTGTATGAATGATATTATAATCACCCCCATTGGCACTGTCTGTGGTCTGTTTTGATAACGGTGTTGGATCAAAGGTCAATATCTTTGCTGTGCGATTGTCTTTCCTGCAATTGAGTTCGTACCTGATCTCCCTAGAGA